GCATCTAACTTAGATGTGTCAACACCATCGAAATCAACCTTTTTTCTTGCTTCAAGGTTATTTATTTTGGTATTCAAAGCCTTTGCAGCTCTTAATCTCTCTTGCTCATTACGCTTTTGGGCCTTAGCTGTTTCATTTTCTTCTTTTCGCGTCTGCTTTGCCGTTTCACTAACAAGCTTTGCGTGTTGTTTTAGTGAAGAATTTGCTTCCTCTATTGGCTGCAGAAACGCCTTCCCATTTGAACGCATCTGAGACAACGTATCACTTACACTTTGTCTTGAAATGAGTCCCATTTGGTTCTCAAGGTTCGATAATGCAGTCTGCATACGTCTGAATGATTCAGGGTCAGTTGTCTCATGCAGTGCCATACGCAACATATCTGCCTTTGACTGCATTTTATCCCAAATACGACCTACTTCCTCGTATTGGGATATCATTTCCTTTAGGTTCTTTATCTGTCCCAAACCGTCGTTTTGCTTCATATATTCAGAAACAGTTTGGCCGGTAACAGGATGCTTGCCTTTATTATCCCTTATTTCTTCAAGCGCATTTTTAATCTGCATTACGCGATTAAACACACTCTCTAGGTTAGAAGTGTTAAAACCTCTACCACCAAACAACGTCATCAGATCGCGGCTCTCTCTTAATGAATCATACAGGCCTGGGAGTCTTGTTGTTGCATTGTTGTATGATTGCTCCGCTTTTTCACGCGCTTTTATTCCATTCTGCCATATTTTATCATACTCTTTCTCTTGGTTCTCACGGGCCTTTACGCGAGCGGCACCAGCTCGTTCCTCGGCTTTTAAATTTTGTTCGATAGCTTTTGCCTCTGCCTTTGCATTATTCTCAATCTGCTTATTGTACTCAGCAGCTTGCTTTAATATAGGACCATACGCAGACTCCAACCCTTTGAACACATCTTTCAGAGCGATGATATTATGAAAATCAATGAAGCCTTCTTCCTTAAACTTCTGCATAGTTTTCAGAAGTCTCTCATAATCAGAGTACACATTATTAATGTATCCTCTTCCCTTGCCGTTATCAAGCCACGAAGGGAGATTTCCCTTTGACATGATACTACCGATAGCTGTCATTCTGTTTTCTATATCGAACATCAGCTTTGAGTAAATAGCAGGAACCCTATCAAGAACAGGGAACATCTTACCGGAACCAGCTCTGCTCATTGTTTCATTAACAACAGTACTGAGTTGGTTCATAGCTTGAACCGCAGTCTCGGCCCCCTTTGTCATTACACGAAGTTCATTGGTTGCTGCAGACTCCTTTTTGCTAGTACCATTCATTACAGCATCAAGTATAGTCCTAAGGGCATTAAGCTCTTCTTTCATCTTCTTAATCTCCTCATTGGACTCTCCGAATGTGGCACCCATAGCCTTTAACTTTGCGGCCAACTGCTCCAAAGAACTATCCTCAAGCTGTACTTTCAGCTTGATTGGGTTTGAGTTTACCCAACTCTCGATCTCCTTCTTATGTTTGTCAAGCTCGGCCTTGATATCAGCAATCCCGACCTTGAACATCAATGTATTGCTATTACTCATAATACAAAGAATTTAATATAGTTATTTTGCCGCAAAGATAAGAAAAAAATTGACAGAAAGTAAAACGTTTTTACAAAATCACACAGATTTAAGGATAAAAAAGATTGGGTGACGCAATAAACGCCACCTCAACCAACACGGCAAAGTGATGGTCATAGCTTCTTAAAGAGCTTGCTCTTCTAAAGACAAGGGTCAAGGCACTTGAAGAAGAACTTGACAAGTACCAGATGGCGGGATAAATGGCGGGATAAATGGTGAGATAAATGGTGAGATAAATGGTGAGATACAAAGCGTAGGGTGCAGTTCATGTAGAGCTGCACTCTACCGTTACACGATGCTCAATATTAGAAAATGACAGTTTTCCATTTCCTAATAGATATGCACAAAGATTCCTGTATTCGCCCATTGGAATATCAAGCGCATAAAACCATGACGACACTTCATCAAAATCCGTCAAGCTGATATGACGAAGCTCCAGCAGGTTTACGCTATTATCTATGGGAACGAGTTTCGTAGTCATGATGATTGCATTTAGGACAAACGACTAAAGCTACTGCTGGAAAAAGCAATCTACCAAGTTCACCCGCAAGATAGGCAGCTTCCTCGCTCTTCGGGTCAACATGATAGTAACTGCTTACGTGCTCAACCACGTGCTTCTTCTCATGGTCGATAGTGTCGTACATCTGTTCTGCTGATGTAGTCTTACTAACAAACATTAGCGAGTAACGCCCGTCATAATCAGTCAGCGTGTAACCGCTATTAGGCCGTGACAGTTCCATACATATCTTACGAGCCTTATAGTCCTGGCATCCAACAGATAACAATGCTTCATACACCTCATACAAATCCTCTGTATCGGAGATTCCGAGAGTGGCCATTATCCACCAATCGCGATTACCAAGATAAAACCCAGTCTGTACCATAAGCCTAAATCATTCGTTCCCAAAAGATAGGAATGCCAGCATTACACATCTTGGTAACAAAGCAATCCAATACGTTACACGGATATCCGTCGGGATCAAGCAGTGTTTCCTCAACAAATGTTGCACGCTGCTCGTCCGTCTTGCAAGTCTTTGGGTAGTCTGCTACAGCCATATTAAAGAGATACCAAGCAGTATAGAACATATTGTCTGGAAGCTCAATATTTTTGTCTGCCATTATTTCTGTCACCTCGTCTGCCGTTCGCGGTGTTATTGGCTTCATCTTCTCAGTCGTAGGGTCTTTTGCCATCATATTGTCTATAGCCCACTTTGCCAACTTCCTGCTAAACTGGCCATGATACATATCTTCGTATATAGCCCTTTCTTCCGAAATATACTGTTTCATAATTTAACTGTTTAATTGTTAGAAATAAAGCCGAGGGGATTGGCTCCCCTCAGCTAAATAGTTACATGAAACGCCCTCGTGCGTCACGCATACGTCTCCAGTTCTCATCCTGCTCATGGTCCTTGAAACCATGCTCATAGCCGGTACGATAACCTTCATCGTAGTCTGATTCGCGATAATCACCCATGCGCATATCGCCATCCATGCGATAACCGCCCATGCGTCGATACATCTCCTCACGGCGATAACCATCGTCATGATGCTTGTCGTTCACAATTATAAAACGTCTGCTCATACTTCTGTCATGTTAGGGAATTCTACTTCTTGGTAGGTGTAAACAGCTCGTTCAGCTTGTCGATGATAGTGTCGAGTTTCTTATCAGTTGCAGCCTGCTTTTCCTCAAGGACCTTAATAGAGCGGTCGCGTTTCTTTTCTTCCGCATACCTTGGGTTAAGCGTCTCAAGCATCTTCTCACCTTCGGAGAGGACAGACTTGTTATAAGATTCTCTTTCCAACTCCTGCCTCGATACCTGCATCATAGCATCAACAGCTTGAATGGTAGCCTGCTGATTGCAGCTTATAAACGTATTACCGCCATTGTACGATGCAGTCTCGTTGTTTGCAGGCAGGTTGTTAAATGGTACATCGTTTCCGTTGATTGATGCAACAATATCCACGACAATGTTCTGTCCGTTCATAGCCGAAAGGCCGTTTAAGAGTGGCTGGTTGGTCTGATAAGCAGCCTTCGGCTCGCTCTTAGACTTGACAACACCAAACTGCAGAACTGGCTTCTGCTTGTCGCTTTTTTGTAAAACATAGAGCGTCTGACCCGCTCCAAGACTTTTGAAATCCATTGTTCTTTAATTTTAATGTTTACTAAATCCTCGATTGCTCATACTGTTGTGCGAGACATCAGTTGAAGCGTACCATCGTCTGGGTCATTGAACACCAGGAACTTTCCTGTACCACCGATAAGGTCGGCCACGGTCACAGCCGTTCCATCAAAGAATGTCAAGGCTCTTGTCGAGCCGTTGCGTGTCAGCGTGATTGGCAGCGTGGTTGTCGTTGCAGCTGGAATCTCGTCCGTCAGCTTCACCGTGAAATATCCTGGTGGCAGCGGGCGGCGATTGATACCGAGTGCAATATCAACAGAAGCCGTTCCAACGTTGATGTTTGTTGACCTCAGATAAGGAATACCTACTTGATTGGTCACTGTGTTAAAGCATCCCATATCAACCTCCTTTCTTAGAAGCCGTAGTTACCTCCGAAACCACCAAAACCTGGATAGAAACCACCCATGTATGGAGTAGTGTTAACTACCGAAACCTGTGGGTACTCAACATTGATGGTGTTAGGAAGTTTGCACTTGATGTCATCTACCTCCTTGTTCAGAGCTGCAAGAGCGGCGTTAACAGGTGCAAGGTTCTGAGCAATCACGCCTGCTGTGAAGTTCTGACTCTTCAAAGTTGCAATCTCAGCATCCTTGGCGGCAAGCTCACGGTCCTTGCGGCTGCTTTCCATAGCATCAATCTTGTTGTCAAGAGCAAGGTAGTTGCGGTTCATTGCGTCAGTAAGATTGTAGGTCTGCTGGCACATGGCAAGCTGATCTGCTGCTGCCTTTGCGTCAACCTTACTTCCTACGCCATTGATAGCACTCTGCAAGGTGTTAGTCTGCTGACAAGTAGCAAGCTGCTGGTCGCAGCAGCACTTTTGGAAGGCACTTGTCAGTGCAGCATCACCACTCTGGATTGAGTTGATAATCTGAGGAACACTTACAGCCTGCTGCAGAGCAAGAGTCTGTAATGCGTTCTGAACATTGCCAACTGCGCTGTTCACGAGGTTGAAGTCCTGGCCGAGCATGGTGCTCAATGTCTGAATAGCGGTGCGTGATGCCTCTCCTTGGTTGGTGATAGCGTTCATGATAAGTTCGCGACCAGAATCATTCGAGAGCTGATTAGCGAGGAAAGCCGCTCCAGAGTTGCCGCCTCCGAATCCACCATTACCAAAACCTCCACCGTTCCAGCCGAACATCGATGCGATGATTGCGAGACCGAACAGGTCAGCGATACCATTCATGCCATAACCAAAACCGCCAAAGCCGTTACCCATACCAAAACCTCCTATGGGAATAGAGAATGGAACACTTCCAAGACCACTGTTGCCACTGTCAGGAATAGAATAAATTTCTGCCATAATGTTTGATTTTTGAGTTAATACTATTGTTACCTTGTCACTGCGCAATTGACAAGGGCAAAGGTACGAACTCTAACACTACGAAAGAAATATTTTGACATTATCACACTGTACCTATCTGGCAGTCTCGTTCCATGTGTTTTATTAACTTATAAACCTTTCTTTCGCATACACCATACTTATCGCTAAGAAAGGCAACTATGAACACAATCTTTTCTCCATTATCGCGCATTTCACGATATTCACGATAAAGGTCAATCCACTGATAATCGTCAATTCTGATGCCAAATTCATGCAGCTTTTTCAGAAATTGAGGGTTTAAAGATAAAATTTCGTAAACTTTCATTGTAGTTACAAATTAAATTATTACCTTTGCCCCATCTCACCACATTAAGAAAAGAAATATCCCACAGGGAGAGTTTAGGGCTTTAATCCCCCGCTTCTCTCTGTGGGAAGTCGTGAAATAATGTGGTGAGATACTTATTTTATGAAAAACGGGGGATTTTTACTCTCCCCCGATGGAGTTCTATTTTACCTCTTCCTTCTTTCCTGTTGAAAGAAATGTATTAAGATTGATTTTCTTTCCGTTCTTCTTCTCGCGTTCCTGACGCTCTTTCCACTTCCTGTATGCAGCTTGCGCCTGCTCTGCAGTACGTGTAAAGCCTTTCTCTCCTGGCCTTGGCTTATTCGAGTCATCGCGCTTATAGACAACGATTGGTTGATCTATAGTGAGTAATTCCACTTGCGCAATCGTAAGGCCCCAATAATAGTCCCACATCGGAACTCGTATCAGACCAAACAGGAAGTCGCGAGGCATCATTAGCCATTGTCGAGCTTTTCCGTCCCCTCCTGCTGCGCCGTAGCGAGTTCTCGCAGGATACGCTCTGCTTCTTCCGTCCTCATGTTCATCGCTGTAGCCCTGGCCCCTGTCAAGGACATGGTAATCATTAAGAACTGAGTGAGCGGAATTTTTTTTTTGCCCTCATCAAGAAGTTCCTGTAATTGAACGTCGTCGTACTGACGGATGTAATAGAACCATCTCCACAGAAACCAATATCTGAATTTCAACTTCCAATATCCGTCTAGAATATAGATAGCAGCAGCCTTACACGCAAGCTTACCATCAAACTGAATGGCATCTAGAGGCTCATCCTGAGTCCCATCCTTTTCGTCTGTACTACCTTTTCGGATAAGGAGGTTTGACAACTTATCAACCTGTCCGTGCTTCAACCAACGGATTTTATACTTTTTCTTCGTACCAAGGATAGTAACTATAGTTGCATCATTATCCCTGATAGAAGCGTAGTTTCTCTGTGATTTTACAGAAGGTTGTTCTATTTTAGGTTCTTTTCCCATTCTATTTCTATTTTATTATTACAACATCCATTCTAATAAGAACGCGGCAGCGGTGCTAAAGTCCCACCGCCACCGCAAACTTATATAGAATGGAAAATTAACCACCTACTCCGTTACAGTACCTGTAATACCCTCGAAGATACCCATAGCATCGGGAGCGGTAGAAGCAGCCGACGAACCGGTCAGTGTGATACCGATAGGCTTTGCTGTGTCAGCAGAGTCGAACAGAATGCTGGCCAGAAGCTTAACCTTCTTAATAGCGAACATCTTGGTTCCCTCATCGTTAACAGCAGCGATACCTACAGAGAAGGCCTTCTGTGTCTCTGCGAACGAGAAAGCGGTAGAACCTGAGGTAGGAGTAAACTTAGCATCACCTGCATCACCGTCGGCTACAACAGCCTTTGCAGCATCGGTAGAAGAAATGGTAGTCACTGTGAAACCACAGGCCTCCAAAACCTCCTTGTCGATGGTTGGGATGAACAGGTTAATCTCTGTCTCTCCAGGGGTCATACGGCTAGTCCAGTCGCCTGTGATGCCATGAACCTTGTAGTGATTGATACTTGGAGAACCACCATTGTAGCTGAAACCTCCGTCCTCGGCTACAGGAACCTCCTTTACGGTCTTGTCGGTTGTGTCGAACTTGTCACCGAAACCGCTCAACACGAAGAACAGGTGAGATATACCAGTGAATGCACCTGCCTGATAATCGCTAATCTTAGACATAATCGTATATTTTTAAAAATTAAACATTATTCTGATTCTCAATAGCACCCCATCTGCTGTGCAGATTGAATGTTATAGATACCACCTGATAACCATACTCATCAGCACCCCTCAGTCGAATAACGGGCTTTGCAGCAACAACATAGTTACCTTTGATTGGAAACAATGACTTGACACTTTCAGCGAAATCACCTGTCACATTCAGATCGAGCGTGTTATTGTTACGGGCCTGAGTGAACAGATAGATAACACCTGTTGTATTAACCAATGTGTTCCTACCTCCGATAACATAGTCCTCGATGCTCACGGGGAGATCGATAACGCAGAATTTCGCCATAGGAGTAGAGCCTTCCTTAACGTTAGGTCTGTCCTTTAAGAAAATATACTTTGACTGAATGGTCTCTTCCAAAGCATTAACCAAATCCTCAAAGATACATCTCAGTGTCGATTTCTTTGCCATAATACTATGCTGCGTTTGTTATTTGTAAAAATGTGGCTCCTGTCTTCAAAGCATATCCCTGCATCTCAAGAATACCGGTTGTGTTTCTCTGCATCTGCACGAAATTCGCATATTCAACAGTATAGGCCACTACAATATCGAATGAGTTCCTGCCTTCGGGCCTGAAAGAGTTGAAGAACGCTCTTGCATCATCGATACCCCATCCTCCATCAGTATGAACAGATGCGTGAAATGATGATGTTTTGCCATCGTAGTCGCCTTTGCTAAAAAAGTAAGGCTTCTTGCGGTCAGTCATCTTGTGCATGATAGCACTTCTGACATTTCCTTCTTCGGCAGCATAATAAGCACTCCTCGGCACTCCATCTTCATAAAGACAAACAACGATAGAATTAAGCAGGTTTCCGGTAAAGTTATGAGCCTTTGGGTCTTCCAATCGCATCTTTACAGAAGCTCTTACAAGGTCCCAACACCATTTGATTAACATCTTCCTGGTCTTGTCATAGATGACTTTCTCGAAGCCATTGAATGCCTCATCCAATACCTTTTTGTTAATTCCTGCCATACTTCCATGTTAAATGTGTTCCACCGAAATTTGCAGGTTCGCGGTCAATCACTCTACCATACTCTTTATAAGCACCTCGGTCAACAGCTATCTCATCACCTTCCTGAGGAGCAATTCCAAGCGCATTCCAATCGTCCTGTGTTAAAGGCAAGGCGAGGCCTCGGTATGACACGATTACTTCTCCCTTGTCTGACGTTGTGTTCTTTGCGTAGCTTCGACATTCTCCTTCGTAGATGACTGTGGTCTGACCATCTTCGCTCTCTGCGGAGTCTTCTTCCTCCACGGGAGTTTGGTCCTGGACATCATTGAGTTCTTCATTTGTTTCTCCAGTATTATCGGTATCCGAATCACCACCTAGAGGGTCAAAATCATCGCCATCATCTGTAGCGGTGTTCTTTCCTTCTAACGGAGAGAAATCATCCTCGTCTTCCAATGGGTCTTCCACTGTCTTACGGACGATTCTACACCAATGCGGATAACGCGGATTCTTAGGTCTTACCATAGCTTTTACCGATTAGAGTTCTTTTTGCGCGGGTTACTGAATCCACGGCCAACGAATCCCCAATGCTCATCGCCTATAAGAGGCAAATCGTATTCCTCGAAGATATCATTAGCCATGTCGATATACTTTTCAAGCATCTTTGCGGAAAACTGCTCTCCGTTCTCGCTGCTCTTCCAATCTGCATCCTCCTCAGAGTATCCACCTGTACGAATAACAGGACTTGCAATCCACTTATAGAGATAAGCGAGAGACAAATCCTTCTGCTTTTTTGTTGCTGCAGTGTAATCCATTTCAGCTTCAACCTCTGCATCGGCACAGATACATTGAATGGCTTCGTCAGAGGGAATAATCCCCCTGACTACACCTTTCAAGTATTTACTAATGGTAAGTATATCTGCCATATAGTCTCAAGTTTAAGAGTTCAAACTACTCCCCGTAATGAGAGTACATCTTAACACGACCCCAATTGCGGGTGTTGCGGAATACAGGACCTGCATACACCTCGAACTGTACCTTGTTGTGGATTGGGTCCTCCTGCCAGGTCGAGAGGGCTGCAATGCGATCCTCAACGAACGAGTACATAGTATTGCGGGCAATACCTCCGTACTGCTGACGGTCCTTCCAGATAGAGTTGGTGTTCTTGATAGAGAACATCTCCTCATTAACATTGAAGGCCACCATATAGCGAGGATCAAATGCAGGAGCATCGGCTACAGGCTTACCATCCTCCTCGTGAGTACTCTTGAAGTCTACAACCAGGATTGGCCATACACCACGGTCGTGCATGAAGTTCAGCAGCTCAACGCGGGTTGCGATGTAAGCAGCGTGGTTGCCCGACTGAATGTTCTTGTTAGCAAGATAAGCAGCCAGAACAGAAGGATGGTCAAGGATGCGGTCCAATGTATCCTGATTGATCATCCAAGCGTTAACCTCGCGGTTCTGAGTAACAGTAAAGAGACGCTGCAGCTCAATGATGTCTTCAATGATGTTCACGTCCTGAGTAACAGGAGTGATAACACCTGCCGATGACTCTGAGAACCAAGCAGGAGATACAGTCTGATACTGATTGTCATCGAAGTCAAACTTGAACTCATAGCTTACGCCATCAACACTCTGCTCGGCAATACCACCGGTAGATGCCAACTCGTAACACATGTGAGAGAGCTGGTTGTGGATACCACCGATAATCTGCTGTGCGTTTACGAACAGAGACTCGTAGATGAGGTCCTGCAGGTTGCGGCCAGTGTTGTTACGGGCATCGCGGAGCTGGAACATGTCGTCCTCGTCGAATGTGTAACCATGACCGAACTTAGGAGTACTACCTGTGTAGAACTTCCAACCCGATGTATTACGCATAGGCTTGGGAGCGTGAGCACTCAGGTAAGATGCACGGGCCATGATGGGTACTGTGCGGGTTGCTTGGTTCCATACCTTGCTGTCGCTTGGGGTGTCCCAAGAGCCGAGGCTACGCCATGCAGCCTTGTTGTACTTAGCGTTTGCGCTGTCTACGATGAGCTTGAAATCAGCTTCCGTCATATAACGACGGAAATCATACTGATTATAGATATTAGAGCTTCTTGTTGTTGCCATAATCGTTCCTCCTTTCTTTACTTGCGGTTAGAGAATGTGATTTTGTGGCCGTTGGCCTGCACTGCAGCCTTGATAGCATCAGTGATAGGAGGCATACGACGTTCAAGAACAGGCATGTCGTTGCCAATCATACCGTCACCATGAACGATAGTAGCAGCAGCGTCATAAACCTTATCATAGGGAAGCAGCGCGTTAGGAACTGCCTTAATTGCAGCCTTACCCGTATCCTCGTTTTTCTTAACGACAACAAGGATGTCGTTTGCTGTAAGACCTGTCAAAGCAGCTTCAAGCTCAATGTTGAAGCCATCAACAGAAACTACCTTTGCGAAAGTAGTAGATGCACTCTCGCCTGTAGTGTTTACATACTCGTGATCGAGGGTGTTATTGATGATAGCAACGTTATCACCGACCTTTACAGCAGGGCCATTGAAACCGTTACTTACCAACTCAACCTTCTTGGCATCGGTGCCATCAACCGCCTTAACCTTGAGAGTAATGAGCGGAGTGATTTTGCGAGATGCCTCATCACAATTAACTGGAGTACCGCAGGGAAGCACAACGCCTGCGCCTGGAAGGTCTGCAAGGTCGAAGTCGAAACCACCGACAAGGAGCTGTGGGTGTCCCTCAAAGACTACCAAAGCACCACCCATGGAACCGCTGGCCTTCAAAACCTGATCATAACCAATAATTGCCATAATCTTTTGAATTTTGTTTGTTTGTAATAAAAATTATTTCTCTCAGTTTACGCAAGGCTTTTGCGTTTTCCTACTTTAGGAGCTTTTTGCGCTCTTCGGCAGCAGCAGCCTCCGCATCAGAAGCAAGGCCTCTTGTCTTCAACCAACCTTTTGCACCAGATGCTTCGTCGTTGCCACCACCACCTGTGAATGGCTGACCACCACCATGCTTTGTAACGAACTTCTTGTAAGCCTTCTCATAGAGAGACTTTGCCTCGCTCTTCAAATCGTCAAGCTTCTTATCGCCCTTGATGTCGAGTTTAAGCATAACGTTCTCGATGATGGCATCATCCTCGTCAAGGCCATCGAACTCAACAATGTAGTCGAGAATCTGACTACGAAGGTCGGCCACAGAAGCAGCCTCTTCTTTCGCTCTCTGAGCAGTGAGATAATCGCTCATCTGCTTACTCAGCTTTCCGAAATCGCTCTCTTCGCCTGTCAGTGCCTTTAGCTGTGCAGCTACTTGGTCAGCAACCAACTTAGCGAAATCAGGGTTATCCTCAGGCTTCTTATTTGGGTCGGGATGATCCTTCTCCCACTGAGCCTTGAAAGCAGCAACAGCGTCATCGATGGCTTTCTGTTGGGCAGTCTTCTGCTCTGCCTCATACTGAGTCTTAAAAGCATTGATGCCTGTAGATGTGTCGTGACGGAGCTGGCCACTCATCGTCTTGATCATCTGGACGGGAAGATTCCAGCTTTCGTCGGTAATCTTGTCATCGTCGATGAACTGAGGATGGAACAGGTTAACAATCTCAGAAATGGTTCTCTCGCTCAGGTTGTCTACCTGTGCATTGTTGTTTGCGGCCTTAACCTTGTCAAGCAACGTAGTTTGAAATTGGATTTTTTCCATTTGATTTAAAATTAAGTTTAACCATGGCGTTTTTCGCCAAATAATGTAAATTTTCTTCGCAAAAATATGAATTATCTCATTTTCTTACAAATTTTTATTCAAAAAACTTTACTTTTTGATGAAATATTTTCTACTCTAAAGGGAAATTTCTTAATTTTGCGCAAAATATTAACGTAAAAGAGCTTTACAATTATGCAAAATTCAAGTGGACTTTTAACAAAGGATGGTAAGTCTATTTTCACCTACGACTACGTAGAAAAACTACGAATCAAAGAGGATGAAAAGAGAAAGAAGAAAGAACTATCGAGAACATTCATATCTCAGAAAGGCGCACAGGAGTACGTGCAGCACTCTGCAGCAGATATGGATGGTACTGGCGGCAACCGAGGCGGTGGTAAAGCAAACCCCTACTCGACTCCTATAGCAACTCCCAATGGATTCAGAAAGATTGGAGATTTGCAAGTTGGTGATGTTATATGCACTCCTTATGATGGCATACAACAGGTAAGCAACATCTTTGAGCAAGGCGTAAATACCGTCTACCGGTTCTATTTCGATGATGGAACTACTGTAACCTGCATGGATAATCACAGGTTTTGGTGCAGACGTAAGCCTAATGAGGATTTCAGGTGCATGACTGCCAGGGAGATTATGAATCTCTATAAGATAGATATGCCATTCCCCTTGTCTTTGCGTAGTGGTAGAACAGATTACGTGGAAATACCTATTTGCGGAGAGGTTGAGCTGAATGAGAGCAGAAACGGACTCTCATTACCAATTCATCCGTTTATTCTTGGATATATTAGCGGTACAGGATATTGGACATTCGGTTTATCAGGTATCAAAGTTACTAATGATGTACATTTAGCAAGGAAGATTCATGGCTACGGATATAAAGTTAAGAAGAATCGTCGTGATGGCTTTTACTATCTCCGTGGACTCTCTGACGAAGACAGAAGAAAGTTTACATGTAGCCGTTCTGCACAGCCTGCAAGGATACCTTTGGAATACAAGACTG